GAAGAGGCTAAGGTCTGGTTGTCTTTTGGTGTCGGTAGATCCACGGTCAAACGTAACGTCATGACCTATGGCTACAGTTCAGCTGAGAGAGGCTTTGGTGATCAACTGATCGAGGACCTCATGCAGCCACTACAAAAGGCTGTGAGCTATGGTGAGCTTAGTGGGCATCCGTTTGGGGTGAGCCGTAGAGAACAAGAGTCCTATGCTAGGTTCTTAGCTAAGGTAAACTACCAGGCGGTCCAGACGGTCATCAAGTCAGTGGCGTCTGGAATGGAGTTCTACCAAGCATATGCAGATGCTCTGGCTAGGGAAAGCAAGTCGGTACGCTGGACGTCACCCTCAGGCTTTCCTGTTGTCCAGCGCTACACTAAGGCTGACGTAAAGCGTGTCAGGATCTTCTTGTGGGATCGAGAGGCAAAGCTCAGGAAAGAAACTAGGGTCAACGTGAGTAGCTTTGGTTCTGTGTTTGACACACGTAAGTCTAGGAATGGGGTTAGCCCTAATGCTATCCACAGCCTAGATGCTGCCCATATGCACTTGTCGATTTGTGAGGGCTTAGAGAATGGCGTGGAAGACTTCTTTATGATCCACGACAGCTTTGGGACGTCCATAGATAAGACATGGAAGTTCTACCACTGCATCCGGGATGCTTTCGTAAACATGTATGAGGACCAGTGCGTCTTTGCGAACTTTGAGAAGGAATGCAGGGATCGATTGTCTGACCCAGACATGGATCTACCCCCGGTGCCAACTAAAGGTGACCTAGACATCAGCGCAATCCGCGACAGTGAATACTGTTTTTCATAACTAGGACCAACAAACCTAAGTAAACCAAAGAGGCCCCCCAAGTGGGGCCTTTTTTGCGTCTGGGACTAAGAGACCCCTATCGAAGAAGTAACAGAAAAGGATCGTCGAAATGCACCCAAGAGAGAAAATCTTGGGGTTGTGTAGCCTGTACCAAAACCAAGGACAGGACATCCCCGACTGGCTTCTTCAGCAAGCCAAAGAGGTGAAGGTTACTTTGCCTGGGGCTAAATCAAACCAAACCAATCAGGAGACTAAAAAAGATGAGCAAGACTAGATTTACAAGCCCAGCTGGAACAGCCCAATATCCTTGGCTGCAACCAGGACGCCCAGACACAGCCTTTGACGCTGAGGGTAAATACAAGGTGCAACTCAAGGTATCACCAGAGAACGCCGGGTCCCTTAAGGAAATCCTAGAGAACGTCAAAAGCGAAAGCTTTGGCGCTAAGGACAAGGTGATGATGCCTATGGATCAGGACCCTGAGACAGGCGAGATCGTCTTTAAGTTCCAATCCAAGTACGAGCCAAAGTACTTTGATGCCAAAGGTAACCCCATTCCCCGTGAGCAAGTTCCATCCATGTTTGGTGGGTCTACCCTTCGTGTCTCTGGGATTGCTGATGGCTACACCTCAGCTGGCAAAAAGGGCATCAGCCTGCGCCTAGGGGCCGTACAAGTGATCGACCCAGTGTCGAGCGGTGGTGGTGACGGTGGTGGCTTTGATGCTGTCGAGGGTGGCTATGTAGCCAACACAGTAACAGGAGCTCAAAGCTTTGAGACCAAAGACGCTGAAGACGATAACTACGACTTCTAAGCAGGTTGGTCTTAAGTATGGGTTTCGCTCTGGTCTTGAAGACAGGGTCGCCCAGCAAATCAAAGAAGCTGGCATCGAGCTACTCTATGAGACCGAGAAGATCCTCTATGTAATCCCTGCCCGACAATCCAAGTACACCCCCGACTTCAAGCTGCCAAAACCTGGCGGCTTTTTCTATGTCGAAACCAAGGGGCGTTGGACTGTCATGGATAGAGCCAAGCACCTTCTGATCCAGAAGCAACAGCCTGACTTAGACATCAGGTTCGTCTTCAGCAATCAGAATGCAAAGCTCTACAAGGGATCCAAGACCACCTACTCAGCCTACTGCGACAAGCATGGGTTTAGGTATGCCAACAAGGTCATACCTGATGACTGGCTGAAAGAAGCCACAACAAAGGAGAGCGTGTGAATGGCACATATCCGAGAGCGAGAGACCAGGCGTCTTAAGAAACCTGGGCATCTCCACAAAAAGTGAGAGCAAGGGGGCGGCTTAGGTCGCCCCTTTTTTATTATTGGGAGAAACCACATGACGACTAAAAGAAAAACTACCCCGAAAGCTACGAAAACCAATGATCTTGTAAAACCTACCAGAGAGCAAAAGCTTTCTATTATTGGCTTACTGCAGGACGTCTACGACACTGAAAAGCAGAGATACAAAGGTAACGATACTGACCAAGCTGTGGCTGAATGCTTAGACATCACCAGGTGGGGCTGGGTGTCAGAGATCCGAGAGGAGTTCTTTGGTCCAGACGGTAACCAAGAAGACCAAATAAGTGAAAAGCTTGTTGTTCTCCATAAAGAACTCAATTCCTGGATGGCTAAAGCCGACAAGGAAGTAGAGTCGGCAAAAGAAGCAATCAAGACAATGATCCTGTGCCAGACCCAAGCTAAGAAGCTTATGGATCAGGTGACTGCTTGGGTTAAAGCAGGTGCCCCATGACTGAGCTTATCGAAAGCGACTTTGTTGCCCATGTCCCTTGCGAAACCTGTGGATCTAAAGACAACGCCGCCTTGTATGACGATGGTCATACCTACTGCTTTGGCTGTGCCACCTATGGCAAGGAAGAGTTTGGGTATGAGCGCACTATAAGTAAGACACCCCCTAACCGTGACCTAGTCCCCGGCGAGCACTTGCACCTGGCATCACGTAAGCTAACCGAGGCTACATGCAGAAAGTTCGACTACAGTGTCGGCAAGCACGGTGGTCAAGTGGTGCAACTTGCGACCTATCGCGACAAGCACGGCCAGCGCTGCGCTCAAAAGGTACGCACGAAGGACAAGAAGTTCTCCATCGTCGGTGATGCCAAGGCTATGACCCTGTTTGGGTCTCACCTATGGTCCAACGGCAACAAGCTGGTGATTACTGAGGGCGAGATAGACTGCATGTCGGTGTCTCAAGCCCAAGGCAACAAGTGGCCGACCGTCAGTGTCCCCAACGGATCTCAGTCAGCCAAAAAAGCCCTCATGAACAACTACGATTACCTGTGTGGCTTCAAAGAAATCATACTGATGTTCGACAACGACAAGGCAGGCCAAGAGGCGGCTCTGGAGTGCGCTGAGGCCCTTCCGATAGGCATGGCTAAGATAGCAAACTTAGGCTCCTACAAGGACGCCTCAGAGGCTCTGGTGGCCGGTAATGCCAAGGCTATCATGGATGCTATCTGGCAGGCGCGTGAGTACCGCCCAGATGGCATCGTAAGTGCATCAGATCTGAGGGAGACCATAGGCGAACAAGAGGCCGTGTCTCCCATCCAGTATCCCTACCAGCGTCTTAACGAGATCACCAAAGGGCTGAGGCTTGGATCCCTTGTAACCATAGCCGCTGGTAGTGGTGTGGGTAAGTCAACCTTCGTCCGGGAGATTGCCTACCACGTTCACATGGGCGGCTTTCAGATCGGCATGTTGATGCTGGAAGAGACAACCAAGAGAACCGCCCAGGGCATGGTTGGTCTACACATGAATAAGAACATCAGTGTGGACCCTGACTGCACCACCAAGGAAGAGATCGAGGCGTCCTTTGATGACCTAGTCAAGGACCGTCAGTTCTATCTGTTCGACCACTTTGGTTCTACCGACATAGACATCATCTTGAACCGCATTCGCTACATGAACAAGGCGCTGGGCGCTGAGGTCATCTTCTTAGACCACATCAGCATCCTAGTGTCTGGGCTGACGGGGCAAGTGTCAGACGAAAGACGCCTGGTAGATGACATCATGAACAGGCTGCGTGTCTTAGTTCAAGAGCTCAACATCTGTCTGATCGTCGTGAGCCACCTACGCCGCCCCCAGGGCGACACAGGGCACGAAGGCGGTGCCAAGGTAAGCCTCAGCCAACTACGTGGATCCCATGCAATAGCCCAGCTGGCTGATTGCTGCATTGGCATCCAAGTAGACCCAGATGAACCCACAGCTGGCCTGCGTAACCTAGTGGTCCTGAAGAACCGGCACACTGGGGAAGTCGGTGCAGCTGGTGTCCTTCAGTACAACCAGACCACAGGCAGGCTCAAAGATGCCGAGGGTAACTTTGGTGCCTTCGACGCACCATTTTAACTAAGAGGAGAGCAACATGAGAAATAGAGAGACAGACTATCTGTATTCCCTGACCATGAACGACTACCAGGCAGACACAGCTGCCACTGCCATCTACAAGTGGAAGGTTGTCTATCCAGCACTGGGGTTGGCCTCAGAGGCAGGCGAGGTCTGTGACAAGATCAAGAAGCTGATCAGAGATCACGGGATAGACCAAGGTGGTCTAGAGGACCTCAAGGATGCCCAGCGCGTTGCCATAGCTTCAGAGCTTGGTGACTGCCTTTGGTATATCGCTGCGCTGTCCCGTGACCTGGGCATCAGCCTCAACGAGGTCGCCCACATGAAC